CTATATACAAGGAAAACAGCTCACGGACCCCGGATCAGGGACCAGGGTTTATGACATAGATAATTCTAGACTTCCGTCTGTGACTACTATATTAGGGGCCACCGCAAATAAATCATTTTTAAAAGATTGGAAGGAAAAAGTTGGAGAAGAAAACGCAGAACGCATCAAGAATCATTCTAGTGCACGGGGCACCTGCATGCATAAATTCCTGGAACATTATGTGCTCGGCACTGGCTGTGTTGATCTTACAAGCATCGGACAAGAGGCGCGTCCCATGGCCGACAAAATTATTGAGATTGGTCTTGCGCCAGTGGAAGAGTATTATGGCTCTGAAGTCATGCTACACTACCCGGGTCTATACGCGGGCTCAACAGATTTGGTTTGCAATCATAATGGCAAAGAAACTATTGTTGACTTCAAGCAATCTAACCGTCCGAAAAAAGAAGAATGGATCGAAGACTATTACTTACAGATTGCCATGTACGCAATGGCCCATGACTACGTCTACGGTAGTAAGATCGAGCAAGGAGTTATCATGGTCTGCACGCCTGACTTATATTATCAAGAATTCAAAACAGAAGGTGCAAGCCTTAGAGCCTGGAAGCACAAGGCATTAAAACGAATCGATATGTATAACGAACTTATACATGACGAGAAAGAGAGAACCAAACCAATGAAAGCAGAGGACTTTACAAATGAATGATATGTTGTTTAGAACGCTTCTAAAAAGATACGAAGCTACAATTGAGGACGCATTGTACAAAATACAATCGTTTAATGAAAATAATATAATAATACCAGAACACATCGACATCACAGGTGAGGTTGACAAACTGTTACTAATTATTGCTGAAGCTGAGGATAAAGTGGCAGTAATGAGGAAATATTATGTCAAAAATAAGGCAGATAAACAAGTACTGTGATAAATATGTCACAATTGTGGCACAAATACCACACCATAATGACAGTGTATATGTATGGTAAAAAAAATAAAAAAAAAAATAAAAACTACTATAGAAATAATGTCATTCTGTCACTTTGAGCTATTAGTGTTGGTATACAACAATAAAGTACGCCAAAATGTTGTTTAAAAAAGTGTCATGTGACAGATTATTTTGTCACCTATGGCAATATCTCAGTTTGCCTATGCGCGCGCGATACAAAATTCTGGAAAAACTGATTTTTTTTAGATACATATACAAATATGAAATCCAAAAAGAAATCTAGAAGAATTAACAGTTATGAAAAACCTAAAACTGTAAAACAACAAGTTGTGTTTCCATACAAACGTGTGCGTATAGATTGGATTGACATCATCACTGAAGGCGGTTGGGGTTCAGAGAATGAATTTAAGTCTATGAAACTAGCAACACCTGTAAGTGAAGGTTGGTTGTTTAGTAAAGACGATGAGACTGTAAGAATATTTGCAGGTTATGATGTAGAGTCAGATGGTTCTATTCACTTTTCGGAACGATCGGTTTTTCCAACTTCTTGTGTGAAGAAGATAACTCGGATTCACTAACGTCAATGATGTCATCGGATAACAAACTTGCGTAGTCTTCTTCGATCTGTGCCATCTTCATTTCTAGTTGTTCTTCTGTCATATCTTCTAATTTGCCATGTTTTATTATTTTTCTGTCTATGTATAGTCCTCCTGCCTTTCCTCGATTTGTTTCAGCGTTTACAGCTGCAGAGAAAGAATTCTTTTTTAAGGCAAGATCTTTAATTCTAGCTAACTCTGTTATATGGCTTTCGTAAGTCACACCATATTTTAACATTTTTTCTATTTTTAATTCATCTAAATATTTAACAACCAATGGTGCGTGTCTTGGATTAGTAAGTTCTGATCCTTCTATCCTTGCTCTTTTTTCATTGTACCCAGCCAGTTTAGCTGCTTCAGTTTTATTAACAACACCATCTGGTCCACCAAATACTAAATACTCGGCAAATCTTTTTTGCATTTCTGTTAATCTTTTTGGAACTCCCATGTTGACTTTTTAAGGTAACTATCCTATATTGTCAATAGCATGAAAGACAAGCGTACATACATAAATAAGAAAGAACATGGAGAAGATATGAGTCACGAAAATGAATCTAAAATAGATACATCACCCATTGAAGCGTTAACAGAACAATATAGATCAGATTTACAAGAATACAAAGAACGAGAAAGTTTGCATATCAAAACTAAAAATCAATTAGATGGTACAAAACAAATTGTAATGGAAATGGCTAGCACCATACGACAATTAAAAATTGAAAATGATAACTTACATGCAGAAATAGCTAGACTTAATGAAGAGATTCAACTATTAGAAATGCAGATAAAAAAATGAGAGTTCAAGACTTACAACAATTTTTATCTAATTTCACAGCAGCCAATAAGGATGGTAGCAGACAAGGTAATGCTATTTCTAATGCCGTCATTATGGTTGAAGTTAATGGTTATTTAGAAAAAGTAGTTAAAATGGAAGTACACGAAAACACAGTACCACTTATAGGGCACAAGGGTCATGATGCTCATCGTCTTGTGTTGAAAACAGTTAACGAACGAGCAATAAATATACCACCAAAACTGCAAATTTAAGTGCAGTGGTTACCTTGAAAAACATATGGGCCCAGAGGCTAAATTATACCAAAATGTTAAGCAAAACTTTAAACAGTTTTCCCTTATCAGGCTTGAAAATATTAGCTTACTCGGTACTCCTGATCTATTGGTCTGTAATACTTCTGGGAACTTTTGTACTATAGAACTAAAGGTAACTAAAGGTAACAAACTTCGATTTTCACCACACCAAATTGCGTTCCATATACGTCATCCACACAATACTTTTATCCTTGCAAAGACCCTTGGTCCTTGCTCCTCTAAAACTTCTCCAATATCCATGTACCATGGTTCTCGGATCAGGGAGCTTGTAACTTCCGGCTTGAAGCTTGACGCTTGTTACTCTGGTTGGGTTGCTTGCCGCTTGGCGATTGAACAGGTTGGTTCGAAAGCTTGATGCTTGGTGCTTGAAGCTTGCAGCTTGGTGCTTGATACTTTAGGCCCGGACCAGGTGCACGCTCTACCACACCGTCGTGTGGAGTGCAAGCTAATGACCTGATCCGAATTAAACGCGCGATTGGCTGGCAAACTACCCAGAGCTCGCTCGCGCGTATTACATGATTGACTAGTTAGGTCTAGTAATTTTTTAGTGTTCACCGTAGCAAACATTTGAAACTGATTTGTCCCAGCAAGCTCGACAGTCCTTGCATTGGTTACCCTGAAGCGGTGCCGGGCAAGTTACATCGATCTTTTTAGTTGAGACTGTTGAGGTATTGGGCCAGCTGTCAATTGCTGCCTGGTCCACCATCGGAATGGAGAACCGGACAACAAGATTGTCAGGAGCTTCAACAATATAGTCTTTGGTCCATGCTTCACGCGTTGGCATCCAGTGTTTAACTGAAGGCGTCAACCTGCATACAGCATAGATCCGTCTTAGATGGTCCAGGTTCTGGACGTCGCCTGAATCGTGCCATCTAAAGAATTTTACTTTTTTAGAATTAATTTGTGCAGCCATTGCTTCGACCCATTTAGGATGAGTTAGTGACCTGAATCTTTTATATTGTGCATCTATTACATTTTGAAATCTATACCTGCCACGCTTGTACGCGTAACAGTTAGCGCAAACGCTGCCAGCTACAGCTCTTAACTTTGTGCCAGTCTTGCATTCGTGAGCTGGTGTGCTGTAAGCGAATCCAGGCATTTTGCCCGGCTTGCTCAGGGTGTGTGTTATTGCTTGTGCTTCTTTTATTTTCATACTTTCATCTCCTTTAATTTGTAGGATACTATAACATTATAATTCTTACGTGTCAAGCTTGCAGCTTGGCGCTTGCAGCTTGCTGCTTGAAGCTTGTAGCTTGGGCCCTGATCCAGGAGCCATTGCCAGTGCTGCAGGTAAACGCGGGCCATTGCTGGCCCGGGACGTCTACTCACCCCTTTGCCTGCCTTTCAAAGGCAGCAGTATCTTCCATATATTTTCTAGATCTCTCCTGGTCCGCTCTTACCAGCTTCAGGATCTCCTCCATATAGTTTGCTATACGGGTAACTCCTTCAGTTAGCTGGTGTAGTTTCTTGTCATTGTCTGTCATAATTATATCCTTTCTATATACATCCTATACTATCCCGTAACCATTGTCAAGCTGCTTGTAGCTTGACGCTTCAACCTCAGGTTGAATTTTTCTTTTCAACCACAGATTGTATTTTTTTAATAGCAAATAGCAGGATCCCGATATTCAGGTTGCCTGCTATGTACCACGCTAATTTGAGTTTTTTAATTCCGTATATTAGCAAAAGGGAACTTCTCCTATATAATACTTGACAGATTAATTGTCAAGTGCTAAAACAAATTAAATTAATTAACCAAGAAAGAGGAAACATGACACAAAAAATAAGAATGAACACCGAGTTAAGAAACAAACTTTTTAATAAAATAAAAAATGTCTTTGAGAATGAGGACACGCAAGAACTAGAGGCATATCTTCAAGCAAGAGAAAATGTTGATGTTGAATATAAGAGTGCAATTAGACTTGCAAAAGAAGTTGTTGAGAGGTCTTATCCTGTTGATGATGTTGCAACATTAAGACATTTCAAAAAGAAATATGGAAGTCCTTGTGATGTTGTTGCCAAAGATAAATGTTTTTACTTTGCACATAGTGAGGACAAAGATGATGAGGGCGAAACAACAGAAACTAAATCACACTTTGATTTTGGTTTGTTTGGCAATCTAAATGGTAGTGAGTATAGTAGTGATGAGGGTAAAAAGTTTGCAGTTGCATATTTTAGAGAAGATTTAAAAGATATGGATTGCAACCCAGATATATATGCTCAACAAAATGAAAACAAAGATAATCCACACAAAACAAAACATGTTGATGAGTGTATGAAAGCATTGGGTTATGGTGGTCATTACAATAGTAGTGATAATGTTGGTATGACTAAAACATTTGATGAGCCATACTATCTTGATGTCATTGGAACTTCTTACTGTCGTTCAAGAGCAATCGCTTGTACTAAAGAAGAATATACAGAGTTTGAACATTGGAGAA